CACCGCCCCTAGCGTCATCTTGCGGATCAGGTGGGACCGTCGTGCGTTGACCTAAACCGCTAGTTTGTCCACGCCAAACTTCATTGGCATCGAACGAGAGCGGCGCTACCGTCTGCATATTCGGATCGGTATTGGGATTTCCGGTTCTCTCCCGGGCCATATAGGGGTGCCAGCCACCATACCGCTCCTCATCCAGCAGCTCGTCATATGGCTGCAAGCGCCTCCCGTTACGCTCTTCCAGCATAGCGCCTCCCGAGACTCGCCTGATGGCGCCCCCCTGACGCGAATTGCCGGCCGGAGCAAAGGTATTGTCGGTCGTAAAGGAGCCGTTATCGACAGGCGCTGGATTGGAGGGAGGAGGAGGAGCCGGTCCCGACATACCCGCAATCGGGATGCCGCGCTGCGCAAGACCCTGAAGCGCCTGGAGCGATCCCGGAGTCATCGCCCCACTGGTCAGGTCGAGATTGAAGGTTCCGCCCTGCGGCACAGGCACAAACCCGGAGCTGTTAACAGCAGGCGCCCCGGTCTGGTAAGTCGGCGCCTGCGGTGCTGCGCCGCCGGCTGCCCGGCGGTTCCGGCGCTGAATGTCGAGGGCTATGGCGATGGCTTGCCGGTGCGGTTTCCCAGCAGCTTGCTCCCGCCTTATGTTCTCACCGACCGCTGAGCGAGATGACGACTGGACAAGCGGCATCAGTCCGCCCCCTTGTGGTACGTCGCAATTAGCACGCCTACAAGTAGATTTCTATACCCATCGGCTCCGTCAGGTTGTGGAGAGCGGCGCGCCACGGGCCAAATCCTTTGCCAACGTCCCCAGCACGTCCACCACCTCGGCGATCGTCGTCACCACGGCCGGGTCGATATCCCGCGCCGTCGAGGTACCATTGACGGTGTAGGTTTCCCCGACCGGCGCCCCAAGGCTTCGCGCCCAAATCTCCAGGGTCGAGCATAGTCGCTGTGACCAGAGATTCAATTCAGGGTCCGCACCCTGGTAGCGCGGAAGCTGCGGCAGAACGGCAGTTGCCATCATTGCCTCCCATCGGGCGCAATCCGAGCGCGCACCGCACCATGCCGCCAGAAAACCCCAATCGTGTTGTAGGCGTTGCTGATCTGGATGGCGATCTGCCGCGCCCTGATCCGAAGGGGAATGAACTCCGTGGAGCTGCGGACGATGTAGGGACCATACTGGACCGGCGTGTCATCCGGATAATTGCGGGCAAAAAAGGTGTAGGCCACAGGATCGCCAGTCATGATCTGATCAGGCAGGATCATATCGACAAACACGTAATTCTCACCGTCCGAAAGATAGAGATCGGCGCTGGTGATGGACCATGGCATGGACATGCCATTCACAGTGTAGCCTGTCTCGTGGCTCCATGTGTCGCCGTTGGCATCGCCGCCGATCGGATTGCCGAACACGTTGTCATCGATCCATGCCGTGCGCGATAGCTGGTCCGGGTACCATTCTCCCTCAGCGATATTCTGCGTCGCTGCTGAGTCATTTTCATTCGATGCTGCTGACGGATAGAACCATGCGATTTCGCTGAATTGGGTGTTCACCCCAGCAAAAATCTTGGACTGCTGAGCGGCGTTCAGGTTCTTGAACACCAGATCGCGTATCTCACAATCTACCGGATGCGTCGTGCCGTCGTAGGTCCAGAACTCATAATTCGACATCCACCGGGCGGTGCCACCGATCACTGCCGCCGCGTTCGGGGAAATGGCACCGCAGGCAGTGCCAAGCTGCACGAAGCTCCACACCAGCGGAGGGCCGATATATTGCATCGCGTAAAGCGCGGTGTCGGTCCAGATCAGCGTCTGCTGCTGCGAGGTCAGCACCTGCATGATCTGCGAGCCATTGTTCAATCGGAAACTACCTGCCTGGTTCGTGGCGCTTGGCGCCCAGACGGTGTTGTCGCCCTCATCCGACCACGCAATCAGCATCGGGTCCTGTGAGCCACCTGCTGGCGGATTACAACCGAACGCGATGACCATCTGAAGCGGTGCCGAGACCAGAACGCCATTCGCGGTGGTTGGCGCATTGGTCAGGATCGCTGCTCGCACCGTCAACCCCGAGGCTGCGACCCATTGGTAGATGCTGCCGCCTCGCGGACAGGCCAGCATGTTCTCGCCCCAGTTGTCGATGGTCCAGAGCCGGGGAAAGATCACACCGGTCGATGAGCTGGAACGCGGCGTGCCCCAGGTCCCATCGCCCCATGGACCCGAACCCCAACCATTTGCCAAGCTGGCATCTGCCGGGCCGGCCGGAAGCAGATACTCGATCGTCGGCGTGCCACCGCCCGTTGCTCCTGACGTGGCGGGCGTCGCGGCGGTGATCGTGTATTCAGTAGAACTATTAACGGCAACCACGGGGTACTCACCCGCCAGCGTAATGCCACCAACGGCCGAGGCGCCTGAAATTTCCACGAAGGACCCTGGCGTCAGAACAACCGTCAGTGCCGAATCATCCACCGTCACCGTGGTCTGTCCGTTGACCGTGGTGAATGGATTGGTGGGCGTGGTGGTCTGTGCGATCGGCGTCACGTCATAGGCGGTCCCACCCTGTGCCACATAAAGCCGCAGGTTGGTTCCGGCGCCCAGCGTTGAGGTGCCATTCAACGTATCCCATGCGTGCATCATCCGAATGATGCCCTGCAAAGCGCTTTGCAGGAACATAACCCAGCCACCCTTGGTCTCAGGTAGCCCTTCCTTGAAGCGGATCAGGTTCGAGAACGACCATCCACCCTCATTCAGCGTCGGCGTGCGCTGGGTGTTGATGCCGGGCCGGAATACGAGTTTCTGGAATGGCATGGCTATGTGGTGGGCTGACCGATCATGAACCAGAAATTCGGGTTCGACGGACTCTCCAACTGGAAATTCGTGGTCGTGACATTGAAAACCGATGGCGCCTGAAAGCCTCCCAGACCGGTGGCCTTGGTCGCTATCACGGTGAACGCCTGTAGCACAGGCACTGGATACGTGATGACCACAGGAAAACTGCTCTGGTTATCCAGTCCGCCCTGCACGATGAACGACTGCGGTGAACCGAGGCTGGCTGGTCCTGGCACGCGGAATGCGAAGGTCGTCGCCGTCTGGCTACCAAGGAACTGAGAGAAGTTGGTGAAGAAATTATCAGAGGTACCAGCCCGACCAATGGCACCCGCAGGGAATGATGCCGCTAAGGGGAATGACATCGGTAATGCCGAGACATTTGTACCATCGCAAAAGAACTGCGTCCAACTTCCAGGAGGGATAGTGACCTTACCGCCAGGGCCACTTACCTGAAGGACCACATTCTGCGCCGTTCCGTTGGAAGCCCAGCCGAACTTGGAGACCCCAGGCAAGTTAACAGTGCAGGTGGTAGGGGGTGATCCAGTGAAAAAGTATATCTGATTCCGCGCTTCGTCAACGGTGCCATTTGCAACAGTTAAAGAGTATGAAGTAAGACCTGTGAGAAATATTGTTGCCGCTCCAGTTATCGCGGACTCTAAGAGTTGGTACTGCGTATCGGCAATCCCACCCCAGGTGTTGTTGTTGCCGCCAACCGTCTGAAGCTGGAACCTCAGGCTCGTCGTATAGGTATCCGGCATTGTCTAGCCTCCCGAAGCCGGTTGCACTGACGAACCATCGGCGCGGAACCGCTTACTCGCTTCCTCGACCTGTGCTCCCTTCAAGAGCCTTGCGTATTCCGCCTCCCATGAGACCGCCTGGCGCGGATCGTCGCTCATCGCGCCAAAGTTCCTGTTATACCCCGCGAGATAGATCATCGACGCTGCCCAGAACAAATCCGGCAAGTTCTGCGAGATGAAGGTGGTCGTGTTCGTTGCCGATAATGGCGCCTGGCGCTGCGTGCAATAGGCGGTAATCGGATAAGCCTGATCCGGGACCGGGCCGAGCAGCACCGCCTGCGCCGGCACCCAGTCTGCGCCCGACGCACCGCCGATGGCTGCGTAGTATTTCGGCGGTCCCTGCGTGGCGCCACCGTAGACCGACAGGATGTAGTCACGGGAAGATGCCGTGATCGGCGTGACTGCCGCGCCATAGCCCAGCGCCTCCAGCACAACCACCGTCGTCGGAACCGAGACGGTCGCGGTCCCACCCGTTGTGCTCCCAAGCGGAAGTGAGCCGCGCATGACAAGGAACTGAAGGTCGCGATTGATGCTCAGTTCCGCATAGTCGATGCAAACCGACAGGATCGTCTGGAAGTTTGGATCGGACGCCAACGACGGTATCTGCGTCACGAGCGCAGACTGGTAGGTCGTGTAGGTAAATCCGGTGGGTCCGACTGGCATTTACTTCGGAGGCTCCAGCTTGGGCGCTGCCTTCGCCGTTGCAATCTGCTGCTGAAGGCTTGCAATCTCGCGCTGATCCGCCAGCAGTTGCGCGCGGAGGTTGACCACGAGACCAGCAAGATCGGCCGCAGTGGCAGTCCCGGCCTGCTGGAGATCGCTCGGCTGCACCTGTGGCGCCTGCTGCGCCAACGCCGGCAGTGGCGCGAGGAGAGCGACGGCGAGAATGAGATGTTTCACATGGAACCTCATATTATTGGCACGCCGGAACATACCACGTTCCGGTCTGGCCAGTGATCGCGACAGGCACCCACCGTTCGCTGGTCAAGCCAGAGCACGGCGAGTTGGTGAAGGTCTGAGTGGCGGCGCCCGTGGTGCTGGTGGCAAGCGTCAGGGTTCCGGCCAGCGTGGTGTTCGAGCCGCTGTTGCCTAGACTGATCTGGGTAGCCGACGTAGGGCCAATGGCAAGCGTCGGCGTGCCCGGCGCCGCATAGGTGAGCGTCGCGGTGAACGCAACAGGCCGAACGGCAGTCCCAGTTGCAGTCAGGATGAAAGAGTTCGGTGTAACCGAGGTAAACGTCGATGTGGCGGGAACCGACCCGACTGGAACCTGCCCCTTGATCTGCAAAGCCACCGTCGCTGGCGCTGTGCCAGATACCGTCGCGATCGTCACATAGTTACCATACTGGTCCTTGGCCCACATGCCGGTAGACCAGTTCGAGCCGTCACCAGTAGGAACTGCCGCCGTCAGTTCGGTGTTCGGAACA